CCTACATCGAGATGGAAAAGTTGAGCAAAAACTCGTTCACCGTCTTGTGAGTGAAGCATTTCTGCCGAACCCCGACAACTTGCCCGAAGTCAACCACAAAGACGAAGACAAGACAAACAACAATGTATCTAATCTGGAATGGTGCACAAGACTTTACAATATGACATATGGTACTTTAATTGAACGCATGGCAAAGGCGAACGGAAGTCCGGTTTATGTAATCACTAGCTCAGGACACCGGTACTACTTCGACAGTATTAAGAAAGCCTCGAGACTTCTCGGACTGAAGGACACTGGAGTACATGCTTGCCTTTGTGGCAGGCAAAAACATCACCACGGCTATACATTCGAGTTGGCGGTGTAGGTCATGTCAGGTATGAAAAGAGTCAGCTACGGGTACGTTAGCCACACAGAGCAATCAATCATTGAGAGATTATCGAGAGAAGAGAAACACATGAATGCAATTATCTACACGAAGCCGCACTGTCAAAAGTGCCGGCGAACAGTATTCAAGCTGTCACGTGTCATGCCAGTGCAAACCATCACAGCAGACGCGGACGACTACGAGCGGTTCCGCAAGCTGGGATATCGATCAATGCCAGTCGTAACAATCTACAAAGCAGACGGCACACATGACGAATGGTGCGACTTTCAGGTTGACAAGATCAAACAATACGCGGAAATGATTTAGCATGTGCAATTTCCTATTACTGCTCACACTAATATTCGTGCTGGCCAAGCTATTCGGCTTGATCGCATGGATTTGGCTGCTAGTATTCGCGCCACTAATAGTGATGATTGCTTTACTGGCGTTGTTTATCTTATTTGGGATCATCATTAGATTACACGAGGAGTGATGGTCATGACTAACACATCGTATACGGGAGATATCTATGCCAAGTAAGAAGCTCGCCTTTATAAATGGAAGACCACAATTGGTTGATGCCAATGCTCGTGTTAGATCGGAGGCGGATAGGCAGTACAACCGTGTGCGGAATGAGCAGCAGTCGGACTACCTTAGGTTCTATCACAGTAATGAATGGAAGCAGCTGCGTGAGCAGATATTGATTAGAGACAACAGTTTATGCCAACGCTGTGGCTTGCAAGCCTCATTAGTTGATCATATTGTTCCAAGCGAAGATGACTGGGAAGACCGCACGAATGCGGATAACCTGCAGGCTTTATGCAGGGACTGCCACTACTGGAAGACGAGACGTGAGACAACCAAGCGTAAGAAGGGACAACATCGAGCCATGAAGATTACAGTAATCGTTGGCTATCCAGCAAGTGGCAAGTCAACATACGTCAAGCGGCATCAAGGACAGCATGACCTCGTCTATGATTATGACCATCTCATGACGGCGTTAACAGGCCTGCCATTACATCAGGGCAATATAGACGCCAATGATTATGTGCAGCTAATCTATGAGCTGATACTGCGGAAGCTTAAAGCAGAGCAGACCTTCGACCATGTGTGGTTAGTCATGACATATCCAGATGAGAAGCTAGACACCTTGCTTGCTAGTCGAGATGTCGAACACATACTCATCGACACTGACCGAGACACATGCATGCAGAGACTGTCTAAGCAAGGTCGAGATGTGAGTCAACTCATCAAAGTGATGAACAAACTTGACGAAATGAAATCAGAAAACAAATTTGCAAAATTCAAGAAAATAAAAAATTAAAAAACAAATTTTCGATAATTTATCGGGCGACTACACGGGCTGGAAACGGCTAGACCCCCCTTCCATTTTTATCGGGGGTTACATTTCTTGGAACAGAAGAACGATCGACCTCTTTTTTGCACCCCAAATTGTAACGATTTTTAAGGCGGCAGGGGTAAACTCAGCCCATTTTATATAGATATTAGGAGGTGAAGTGGGAAATGGCTGGAAAATACAAAGTGTTGCAAATGTCTAAGGGTGATTTGACCAAAGAACGGCAAGAAGCCAAGCTACATGCGGAATTAATGGCCAAAGATGGCATTCCAAAACTTCAGGTAACACCGCCTAATCATCTTGACCCAGTCGCAAAACAAGAATACAAGCGAATTATCGAATCTTTGGGGACCTTACCACTTAGAAATCTCGATCGCGCCGAGTTGGAAAACTATTGTACATGGTATTCGGTTTACAAAAACACATCGGTCAACATGAAATTGGCTTTAAAGAATGGAGATCAAGATGAATATTATGCGTACATTAGCACCTTGAATAAAGCCACAGCAAATATTAAAAGTCTAGCCAGTGATCTTGGCCTTAATGTCAACAGCCGGATGCAGATGAGCATGCCTAAGACCGAAGCACAGAAGAACGATTCAATCATTGATACTTTTGGCTAGACGCGATGGAGGTGATGCTGGTTGTCAAAATTTAAAGATCCAATGCCAAATTTTATAAAACGTGTGCTGGACGGTCGTCTTATTACTTCTAATGCAGTTAATCTCGCGGTGAAACGGCATCAAGAAGACTTGAAACGAACAGATTGGCGATGGCGTTATGATCCAAATCTAGCGGGAAAGGCTGTTAAATTTATGGAAATTCTGCCAGAACCAAAAAGTGGGAAACCACAACCATTAGCACCGTTTCAAAAATTCATTATTGGCAGTATATATGGCTGGGTTGACAAAGATGATCCAAATATAAGGCGATTTACCGATGTGTTCATTTCGATGGCACGAAAAAACGGTAAGTCGCTTTTGATTTCTGGCGTCATTCTGTATGAGTTTCTGTTCGGAAAGAATCCAGCCAACAAACGGCAATTATATACCGCTGCTAATGATCGCAAGCAGGCCGGCATTGTATTCGGAATGGTAAAAGACCGATTACGTGCGCTCATGCGGAAAGACCCAGGCATCAAACGAATGGTTAAGATTACGCGAGATGAACTTGTCAATTTAGACGACGGATCAACAATTCGTTCGTTCTCTCGTGATACAGGACTTGTCGATGGCTATGAACCCCATGTTGCGGTGGTTGACGAATATGCCAACGCTAAAACAACAGATATGATTGAAACCCTTGCCTCAGGGCAGGTGTTACTGCCTAGTTATCTGACGTTCATCATTTCAACGGCTGGATTCGACATGAACGTGCCGATGTTTCAACAAAATTATCCATATGCCAAAAAGGTGTTGTCCGGTGAAGAAACGGCAGAACGCTATTTTGCATTCATTGCTGAACAAGACAACGTACAAGAGGTTGATGACCCCAATTCTTGGATCAAATCGAATCCGCTACTTGACGTTGATATTGTGCATGATCAGATCACCGACTATTTGACCACAAAGCTATCTCAAGCTCGTGCTGATGGCAGTCTAAACGCTAAATTAGTCAAAAACTTCAATATTTGGCGACAAGCTACAGAAGACAGTTATCTAGATTTCGATGCTTGGAAAGCGGCAGAGCTGACCGACAAGCCTGATATTCGCGGGCAAAGAGCATGGATTGGAATTGATGTCGGTCGTACAAGCGATCTATTCGCTATTTCTTGGCTAATTCCCCAGGAGGGCTGGTGGTGGCTCGATGGTTATGCATTTGTTGCTTCAAAAGGTGGCATCGATAACAAAATCAAGACAGATCGCATTGACTACTTGTCTGCTGAACAACACGGCGAAGGCGAGATCAGCAGCTTAGAGTCAGGTATCATCGACAACGATCGGGTATATGAATGGCTCGAAGACTTTATTGAGCGCAATGACTTAGATGTTCAGGGCATCATGTATGACCCTTATCAATTTGGGCCAATGCTAACAACAATTGAGAAGAATCACCCTGAGTGGCCGATGGTACAGGTGCGACAAGGAACGCTGACACTGTCAATGCCAACTAAGCAGTTCCGCGATGATGTTATAGGCGGTCGCATAAAGCATTCAGATAATCGCATTATGCAGGCCGCCGCAATGAACGCGGTTCTAATGTCTGACAACAACGGCGTCCGTATTAATAAGAATAAGTATGCTAACAAAATAGACATGATTGATGCCACGCTTGATGCTTATGCCATCGCGTTCAAGGAAGACTTGGACAACTATTTGGACGACGACCGTGTGTTTAGTGACGACTTTGGCTTTTAGGAGGTGAGAATGTGAATGGAAAACTAGCTAACTTTTTTAGAATTCTTGGCGCAAATATGGCTGGAATTGCCACTGTTTTAGGCTTCATTTTAGCTGGATATGGGGCTTTTTTGATCAATAGACCTACTGGATTCATGGTTTGCGGCGGCTTGTTGTTTGTTCTCGCCTTTATTCTGCTGCTTCCTGATAACGAAGGGAGGTGAGATGAATGAAGCTATTTCGAGGATTGGCAACCGAAGTGGACCCTCACTGGGCAGATCATTTGCTTGATTCTGGGGTAATCCCATCATTTCGAGGTGGAGACCTTGGTATTTCTGCATTACGCAACTCCGATGTGCTGACAGCTGTCTCAATTGTCGCAGGTGATGTTAGCCGATTTCCGTTGGTGATCACTGATCGTGAAACTGATGAAGTTATTGACTTGTCGAACATCGACTACTTGATGAACACCAAAGTGAATAAGCGGCTGTCGGCTTATCAGTGGAAATTTTCCATGATGGTCAATGCAATTTTGACTGGTAATGCTTATTCGCGTATTGTGCGCGATCCGATAACCAACGAACCAGCTATGTTTGAGTTCTATGCCCCATCACAGACGCAGGTGGACACAAGCGACCCCGATAACATCATCTACCGTTTCACGCCCTACAATTCTAGCATGCAAAAAATATGTGGATTTGAGGACGTCATTCACTGGAAGTTTTTCTCATACGACACAATCATGGGGCGCTCACCGCTGTTGTCGCTTGGTGATGAAATTGGACTACAGGAGTCAGGCGTTTCAACGTTACAGAAGTTCTTCAAGAGTGGTTTGAAAGGCTCAATTATCAAGGCAAAAGCTAGCAGCCTGTCAGCAGAGGCGCGGCGCAAGATTCGTGAAGATTTTGAAAGGGCACAGGCAGGTGCTGATGCTGGATCGCCTATCGTGGTTGACTCAACAATGGATTATCAGCCATTGGAGGTCGATACCAATGTCCTAAACTTAATTAACAG